TATTAAAAGCATCTTTAAAGTCAATTTGAAGAGAGTCTAAAATTTGGTTTTCTATAACTTCAATGTTTCTTATTGCGGCTTTTAGGATGCTGGCATCTTTCTGGAGTTTGTTCTCGTTTGTAAGAGATATATTAAAAAAGGACCCTTTACAGATAAACTCTACGGAAAGAAGTTTATTTACAAGAAACCAGGGAACCGTATTGCATGGCGTATATCAAAATATAGTAGAAAACTTTGCATCGGGAAAAGCTTTTAAACATGTACAATTAGATAATGTCCATAATGAAAAAATAAGAAGCTTAGATAATATCAAGAATAACACACCGGGATTTGAACTAATGCCTGATAGAGGCAATGTATATAAAAATGCATCATGGGTTAATATGAGAGCAGGTATTAGAGATGTATTAAAAACTATAGATAAAAAACAAAGTGAAATAGATTCTAAGGGAACTGCTAAAATTTTAACAGAAGTACAAATATACGACCCTAAAGAAGATAAGGCAGGTACAATAGACATGGTAGTAGTATATTCTGATGGTAGCGTTGCAATATATGATTGGAAAAATTTTATAAACCCATATAGTGATTATGTCACTAAACCAGGAGAAAAGGCTCAATTAATAAAAGGATTTACAGATGCTAAGATAGATGGATGGAATACTCAAATTGGTATATATAGAAATATGCTAAAGAAAAGATTTAATGTAGATAATTTCAGAGAGCTGCGTATTATACCTGTGCATGTACAGTTTAATACTCCTAATTGGAAAGATGGAGATTACACACCTAGTAGAAAAATTGAAGCATTGTACATGGGTAATAAAGGGGAATACGGAAATGAATTCCTAAGACAAATTTCTGTAGCAGGGGAAAAAGTTGGATACGAAGGTATAGATAAACTTATAAAAAAGTTACGTAAACGACGAGATAAAATACAAGAGTCGTTAAGAAATATAAAAGGGAAAAGAATAGATTTAGCAAAAACAAAAAGGTCCTTAAAAACACTTAATGATCAAATTCAAAGATTAATTGTAGATAAAGATTTATTAGACGTTTTAAGGGAAGCAGGTAATAATGCAGCTATAACATCTGAGCATGCGGGAATTATGGACGAGTCAGATCCTAATTTTATATCTCCGACTGTATTAAGAAATGCATTGCAAGATTCAAAAATGTTTGATGTAATTGTAGCAGAATCTCAAGACTATATAAATAAACTAGTAAAAGATTTACCTCCAAAAGAAGCATTATCTACAAAAGCTGCATTTAATAAAGCAGCTCAAACTGTTAGAAATCACGGGGAAGTTATAAAGCAAGCATTATTTAATAGAGCAATAGCTTTAGGGGAAAAATATGATGAAAATTTAAAAGTAAAACCTAAGCAATTAGGGTCTTGGTCTAGACTATTTACACAAATGTCTCAAATAGATCATCCAATATTTAGAACAGCTTATAGAGAAATAAATCATTCTTTTAATAAAACAAAAGCAATTACTGATGGTATATATGAAGATATACAAAAATATACAAAAGCTATAGAAGATGCAGGAATTTCAAAAGAAGATGCATATAAACTTATGATAAAAGATACTATTAAAAATGGTAAAGTAGTGTCAAGAGGATTAGTAGGTAAATACAGCGCTAAATTTTTAGACGAATTAGAAAAAAGAAAAGAGAGTGGAAAACCTGAAGATATAAAATGGATAAAAGATAATTTTAAGATTAGGGAAAATGCACATGATCAATTTATCCAAAACAAAAAATTTATAGAAGAACAAGAAGTTATAAATAAAGAGGCATATAGGACTACAGATGCAGCTGGAAAAGAAATTATCGAGGCAAAAAAAGAGAAAGCGATAGATCTTGCTATGAAGAAGTGGGATGAAAAAAATAATGTATGGAAACATGACAGCGCTTGGTTAAATGAAAATACTTTTAGATACTTAGAGCCTAAAGAACCATCAAAACATTTTAGTAAAGAATATAATGCATTAAAAGCAAACCCAGAAGTATTTGCTTTTTATGAGTATTATACACAACTAAATCAAAAAATGAGAAGAGATTCTGGATTAGATATTAATAGAACTTTTATAGCTAATAGAAGAGAAGGAGTTATGGATACTGTTATAAATAGAGGCTTTAATATGTCTGAACTAGCAGAATCTATATCAAGTGCATTTTTAGTGCATTCAGAAGAAGAAACTCATTATGTTACAGATGAGCATGGTAAACGAATAAGTAGTATTCCTGTTTTATTTATAAATCCTTTAAGAGATTCTAAAAATAATATAGACCCAAGTTTAAAATCTGTAGACTTAGGACAATCGTTATATTTATTAGCTAATAGTGTATATAACCATAAACATATGTCAGAAATAGAAGCTAACTTATTAACATTATCAGATTATTTAGCTGAACTTGGGCATACTACTACAGACAGAGCGGGAAATATTATATATGAAGGTGGAGAACAGGTAACTACAGATGTTACAGATGCTGCTACAACAGATCTATATGAAACATTCTTAAAGTATTATTTGTATGGGCAAAAAATACAAACAGAAGATAAAGTAGGGCCTGGTGGTATAAGTATGATTAAGACTGTAAAAACTCTTAAATCAATATATTCTGCAAAAGTATTAGGGTTTGCAATTGCACCAGCTATAGCGGCAAGAATTGTGGGTGGAATTAATATGTGGATAGAAACAATAGATGGTTTTAACTACAACAAAAAACAAATGCGTGCAGCACAAAAAATGTTAGTAACAAATAACAGAGCATTTAATGCATTTGTTAATTATTTTGATCCGTACCAACAAGGACTAACATGGAAGAAAGCAAATGATTTATCTATGAAATCTGTATCTGGAATGTTAGATTTAAACCATTTATATCTACCATTAAGAGCTGCAGATGAAAATATGGATGCTATTGTAACCGTGGCTATGGCCATGAATCATGGTATAGATCCTGAAACAGGAAACTTAGAAAGATTAGAAGATTTACCACCAGATACAAAATCTATGTGGGACTCATTTCAAGAAAATTTAAATGATAAAGAACAGATCCTTATAAACAATCTTACACAAGATGCATATGAAGATTTTAGGCTAAGGGTAAAAGAAGTAATGGGAGGAATTAAAGGTGCTATGGATGAGCAAAATATTGTTGCTATAGATACATCCTTAATAGGTGATGCTATGATGCAGTTTAAAAGTTGGATGCCTAAATTAGCAGAAGAAAGATTTATGCCAATTGGATATAATCGTACTTTAAAAGCATTAGAAGAAGGTAGATATATAGGATTTTTTAAAGGGTCTAGTAGTAGTAGAGACATAATACTTTCTGAAGTAGGATTTAATGCAATACTAAAACATAATGCAAAGCGTGGAATAGATGCTTTGTTAAACTTAGCTATGCTAAGAAAATGGACAACTAATCCAGCAGAAAGATTAAGATTAATAGAAAAAGATAAGTGGAGTCCTGCAGATCAAGCACGATACGAAAAAAGAGTAGAGTCTTTAGATGCCGAGTTTGAAGCATGGAAAAAGAATTTGCCTGAAGGAGATCCTGCAAGGAACGTAACTAGAAAACAGTTTTTAGCAATGCGTCAAAGATCTGTACGACGTACATTAGCAGAGCTTAGAGCTATACTAGGATTAATGGCAGCTGCAGTAGCAATGGGAGTAGGTGTAGGCCCTGATGATGAAAAATGGCATCGAAAATCTTGGGCAAGTAGAAAATTACATTTGATACTAACTAGAACAACACAAGAATTAGGATTTATGTTAAATCCTCTTGATATGGCATCTATGCTACGTGGAGGTATCCCATTAATAGGTTTATTCTCAGACTTAGCAAAAGTTGGTACAAATGGTATAAGTGAAATGGGAGAATTATTAGGAATAATAAGAGAAAATCCAAGAGATAAAAGTCCTTTCTTCTATCATACAGTAAAGTTTGTTCCTGGATTTAATCAATTGAATAGATTGGTAGAATTTAACGATGCTGGAATGTTAGTCCCAGCAGTTCGTTAAAAATATTTATTTTTTATAGTGATCATTTAAAGCTTTAATGCAGCTTATTGGTCGTCCGTTTATATTAACGTGTCCTCCCAACTCTAAAGTTTCTTTAAAGCTTTCATAATCCTCATCACCACCTCTATCCTCAATCGCCATAAGTAACAGCATCAAGTATCCAATTAAATCATTTACTGTATCTTCAGTTGCATCGTAAATTCCTTTGTTTTTAATGCGCATTAACTTATCATCTATGCGTGCACATAGAGAGTCAATAGCATTAGCTTGGCTGAAGATGTTAGCTGGATTCAAGGCGCTGTTACCGTAGGCTTTATTTTTAGATTTTAATAGATCTGTGATTTCTTTAGTTTTTTTGTCTAGTTTTTCTGAAAAAGTCATTACAAATAATATTTAGGGTTAAAAATTTCGTTAGAATCAATAATACTATATAATTCTGCATCATCATCTAACTTTATATTTAAAGTGTTTTCTAGCATTAGTTTTCTTTTCTCACTTTTAAATATTATTTGTCCTAATTGACTAGTAATATCTAATCCGTGAAATTTTAATATATCCTCTTTGTATCTAGCTGTTAATTTTGAATATTCTCCGTTTATAAATTTTTTGTAATTCGTAGTGTGTCTTTTTGGAACATCAAACAAAAACATTATAAATTCCATATTCTCATCAGGAATATAGCTATCTATATAATTACTAAACTCTTTAACTGCTGCTTCAAATTTATGAAACAAAGGATCTCCACTCCATCTATAAAGTAATGCAATGCATCCTTCATGGTCAGGGACTCCTATAAAGCAATTAATTAATAAATTATCATAAAAATATAGTTTACGCTCTCCTCCTAACATAGGAAGTGCAAATAATGTTGATTTTGTACGTTCTGCTATTAAAAGTTCATATAAAATTATATCGCTAACAAAATTCTGTTTAATAATATTAACTTTATAATTTTTGTTTTTAATAGAAATAGTTTGCTCTAAGGCTATAACTTTGTCGTCAGGGAGCTCTAGAGAAACTATTTTATTTTTATACTTATGAACCTTAATAGACCTAGTACCACCAGTAACTTTTATAGTTCTAGCATTAGTAGGATTTAAGATAATTTTGTCACATTTAACTGCCATAAGTAATATTTAAGTGTTTTATATCATTAACAACAAGTGAACCTGCTAAGTCCACACCAATAGCATCTTTGACTTGATCGTAAGTTTTTAAGATATGTACAAGTTTGAATGTTTCAGTAAATTTACAAACTCCTTCATAATATCCAAATTTTTCTACGTATTTCTCAATAGCTATCTTTTCAAACCCAGCTCTAGCTTTCTTTAAAAGTTTATCTGCAGTTTTTGGTCCCAATTTAGGGATACCAACTATACCATCTGTAGCATCACCCATTAATGTTTGTTTCCAAAGGAATCGATTGGCTTCTAACTTTGAAGTCTTTACAAATTCATTTGTTCTAAAATTAAAATGTGTACCTGCTACTTGATATAACACATCCTTATCAGGACTGCATATAATAGTTCCGCTTGGTTTTGAATGCACTGCAACAAGATCGTCGGCTTCAAGTCCAGGGACATGTTCCATTCTCCAATCTTGCTGTACATATTCTCGTAAAGCATAAAAAATAGGAGGTTTAGATCCGCCTTTTCTATTATACTTGTAAGATTTAGTTTCTGCTACTTTGTATCTAAAACATTTAGATAATGTTAGAAACCCAGCAAATCTGCTAGTTCCACACATATGTAGCATATGAAATAATCTACTATTTATACCTTGGATAGCCTCTTCTAATGTTGGCTTACCCATTTCGTAATATAATAAACTATCAGCATCTATTAATGCAATTGGGCCATTATCTGGCAATTGCAATACATCTAGTTCTTCCATATTTTTTAAATTAAAGAAAGGGGGGAATGTGGGCGCGTGATGCGTTTAACGATTATTCACACTTTTTGCTAGCAACGCTTGGCCGTTCACAATTCCCCTTTCTTATTAATATTAAAGCTGAGTTAATTCCGTAACTTCTTTGCTGGTTTCTTCAGATTTCTCTTTGTAATCAGCAACAATTTGTTTACGCATCTCAGCCCATTCTTCATCTGTTTTAGCTGCATAAGTAGAACTATGATATATAGAACCATTTACACCTGCTAGTGAAGAGTGTACAAAATATTGAAGACATCTAGCTGCACCTGTATCATCATCAGGTACTGCACCAATATGCATTGGGTCTACAAATATATTATGTATCTCACCAGATATACAGTTAATATACTCTAGCCCACCAAAGTGAAGACCTTTAACACATGATACACGATCATTAGTGTTAACATAGTCCCAACCAGGTAAACGATGAGTACAACCAACTTTTATAAAGTGACATGGTTTAGCATAGCCATTAGTCCCTTCACAAAAGAAAGCATCACCACTTGAACCCATAATAGCGGGTTGAAATAGTCTATCTTCTACATGTTCTGGCAATCCATCTGACTCTATTTCACCAGTATCGACATTAAAAGTTCTTTTATACCGTGGCACTTCAACAACTTCGCCATCTTCACCTTCTTGAAATTTAGTCATGATTTCAGTAGATACTTTATATCCATTTAATAAACCTTCTTTGGTTATCTTCATTTGATACATAGTAGCTCTTCTTTCTGCAACTTCTTCACTTAAACCATGTTCTTCCATTAACTCTTCTTTAAGTTTAGGATGAACATATTTAAGATTAATATAGCTAAAGAATCTTTCACAGAATTCTTTACCCCAACCTTTCTTCATTTTAGTGCGAAGAACAGGATTTCTTAACCATCTAGTCCACATTTTAACTAGTGGCATAAAATCTAATCCTTTGTCCATAGACTCATAGATTCTTTCTACCAATGCTTCCGGCATCGGAATAGATGATACTATACCATTATGTTGTAAAAAGAACTCACCTGTACTTTTATTTACATGGATGTGCTCACATTTATCTTGAACAGTTTTAGTATAATCTTGGACAGTTAAAGGCTCAAAAGTATCTAATATACTTTTATATGCCTCCATAGTTTGAGCTTCATTAGCTTTATCAGCAAGCTCTAACATTTTTGTATAGACTCCTTTATCGAAGTCTATACAAAATGTCTTATCTCCATAAGATCCTGAGATCTTATCATCAATTACATTTATTGAAATCATTTTTTATTTTTATTTAAAATTAGTAAATTTATAGGTGGTTTCCAACCTAATCTTTGTTTATATTTAAGATAATCATTTAGCTGTTTTGAATAATCATCACCTGTATCAGAATCTTGTATTGAGGATCTAATATTATCCATCCCATCAAGAAATATAGATATAGGTTCTAAGTATAACAACAAGTCTTCATAAGCTATAATCATATCTTTATCTACAACACTATTACATGTTACATCTGTGAATACAAATAACTCTCTAGACTTAGCTTTAATAGCATGATACTCTTCTTGTGTAGTTTCACCATCTTGATTTAAAGTATCAAGAAATTTATGAAATTCTATCATTTTATTAAACATAGCCATTTGAGGCTTATTTAACCAATTCTTAATTGAATAAGTTCCTGTCGTACCGTGAAGATATTCTACAATTTCTGTATAATTATCATACATTTCTTTATTAACAAGTTTCATCTTTTCCATAAAACCAGCATTTTCAAATTGCATACAATAACCTGTATACCATCTTCTAATAGCAGGATCTACAGAAACATGATTATTATCAGTAGCTGTATAAAAGAATTCATCAATATGCTTACAGTTAGGATTAGACGCCATATGTTTGGCTGTCTTTGCATTAACTCTAAGTAATTGAGGTCTATCCCAATCTAGCTTTTGATTTTTAGTCCAATTTTCACTAGGCTCATCACCATAATAAGATCTAACAGGAGGATATTCCCAAAAATATACAGGATTACTATCTTGATCATCATAAGCATTCCTATCATTACTCCACACTTGTTTATGAGTAGGATTCTGAAGTTCAAGAATATCAGCAGCTAATATTAATGATCCTTCATCTTCTGTAGTGCCATAATATGTCCTAGTTTCAGTATTCATCAAATCAGAAGTTCTAGGCTCTACTTTGTCCCATACATAGCCTGTAGGGCTAGCAGAGGCAGATCCGCGATATTTAGTACACTTACGTAGGGTATATGCTACCATACGCTCTTGTATCTTACGTCGCTCCTCAGCAGTCATATGAGACATTGCAGCTATTTCCTCTCTTTGTTTAGCTACTGTCTTAAACTCTGTTAACCAATCATCATCTACCTCAATATCTTCATAGTATTTAACACGGCTAGACTTACGAAGTTCAGCAAATAAAGCTTTTACTCTATTCTTTTCTTTAGTATAAGCATCCATTTGCTTCTGTCTGTCTGTGTCATCAATTATTCCACCTATTGCAGCGATCCTTTCAGTATCAGTACCGTCATGTTCAGATATAACATATATAGTTTCACCCTCTTGTAGTTTTCTGATAGCATATGCATCTTTCTTCCAACTATAATTAGTTTCTAACTCTTTTAGATATATATTATGATCTTTATGACCAAAACTGTCCCAATTTTCAAGCTTCTCTCTCTTAACAGTTTCTTTCTTAGTACTCCAATCTTTATCAATCCAAATCTTTTTAATATCTGTCTTTTTACCAAAGACTTTATTAAATTGACCAAATTTAAGATCTTTATTACCAGAAAAATGAGGAGATAACATATCTTTGTCAACTATATTAGATAGTTTACCAAGAACAGTATCAGAACCTGCATCATTCATAACAGTTCTGCATTTATGCATCCAATCTACAACATCTGTTTCTTGCATTTCATTCTGAACAATCTCACTTGCCTCTAAACCTGCACGATTAATTAATTCCTGCACATATTTCTTAGTAGACTCATTCCATATAACCTTCTCACGAGACGGAGTTACATCCACACCTTCTTGAAGAACAATCTCTTCACCAGTTTCTGGATCTCTCATTACTTGTCTCATAGGACATTTAAATGCAATAGCGCCCCACATACCTTCCATTTCTAACTCTCTAAAGTTAATATGGCCGTAGTTAATACCTGTAGTAGCATTTTCATCTTTTACTATTACAATATGTGGTCTACTAAATACATAACTGTCAGAGATAATAAGATTCTTAGAGTTATGTAATACTTCAGCATGAAAGTTCTTTTCATCCTCATCACCATCTTCATCGATGACAGTAAAATTGACATTATCAATATATAGAAGTTGTTCTTCAACAGCATCTTGAAACCGAGAACGATTGTGCCTCTTTACTCCAAAACTCACTTCAGTATAATTATAACTATTTACCTCTTCATAATATACCTTAGTGCCATCTGAAAATGTTATAAAAGGATTTTCTTTACCAGTTTCTAAATTAAACTTAGGTATAATAAAATCTGTTTTATAGTTGTAACAGTTACATCTAAACTTTCTACCATTATGTACAGTTTCTATAGTATAGAAATCAACGCCTGTTGAAAGTGCTACTTTTGCACCTAAACCAAATGCGCCAAAATTCTCGCTAGTATTTCTTTTCGTAGAATAACCTAGCTCTAGAATTCCTTCCATTCTTCTATCACCTATACCAACACCATGGTCTCTAACAGTAAATATATCACAAAAGCCTGTTCCTTTATTTTCTTTGTATACAAGATAGACTTTAGTTTCTGTTGTATTTAAATGTGACAAGTTATAATATGAAAGATCAAAGTTACTATCTGTGTAAGCTTCTCCTTCCCGCTTTATATAATAGTCGTCAACTTTCTTTGTCCCTTTCAATATTTCTATAGCCATTTCTTTTTCACGTTGAGAGTCACATGCATTTGTAGTTAACTCCCTAACCGTTGATGGGATAGGCTGAGAATATTGAGAAGCCTGAAGAATGTCAAAGACCAGCTTTTCAGCGCCTTTATTTATTTTCTTCTTGACACCCTCTTGTCCTTGGATGTCGCGATCAATAGTTTTAATACTCATTTTTTATAAATTTTAATAATTTTTTGTAATATTTTTTTTGTTCTGTAACTAGCTCCCATTCCTTTGCGGGATGAATTCTATTTTTAACAGTATATCCGTAGATATAAGAGGTTGGAGGTAAACCTTCCTTCAACCTTTCTCCATACCAGTCTCCTTGACTAGAGTCATAAAAGTGATTAGGGAAATCCCAATAATATAGTATCCACCCATTAGCTCTATTCTTACGTTGTTTAAATAGTCCTATATAATGAGAACTAGAACCGTAAGATACTCTAATCAAATCGCCTGGCGTTAACCTCTCTGCCCATTCGTGGACAGGAGTGGTTGACTCCATGTGATTCATTTCATAAATTTTTAATTATTTCTATAGTTTCGAGTACCTGCTTTTGATTTTTAGGTACAAAGAGTTTGCAATCAGGATTAGTTTCCATTAAAAGCTTCTTAAACATTTTCCACTTAAGTGGGAATCTGTCATTAGCATAGCCTTTACATTCTATAATCCAGTCACGTTTAGGGCAAAGAAAGTCAGGCGTATATGTTATTGCTCTAACCTTTTCTTCTCCTCTATTTCTATATCCTTTTGTTGATTGTTGATAAGCATCTGAAGTATAATAGAATCCATCAAGAAGTGTGTATTTTTCACTTTCGTATTCTTGTTTAATACCAGCTTCTTTTAGCTTTCTATAAGTAAATGCTTCTAATTTTGATCTAAATTTTATTCCGTCTACTTCTGTTTTCTTACTCTGTATCTTTCCTTTCTTCCGTTTTCTGGTTTTTGATCTTGCGTATCTTTTCATATATAAATGTTTTTACTTTTTCAAATCCATGAACGACAATGGCGTCAGATATGTCCTTTGCACCCCAATCACTTGGGATATATAGATTATCTAATTGATATTCACGACATATCTTTTCAGCCATTGCCTGTCCGGGGGTATCATTATCGTAAAAGATAATTACTTTTTTAAATCTGTTTAACAACAACTGCATTTGCACTCTGCTGGGTACTTGCATTTCGGACTGCAACGCAACTCCGCACAATTGCATGGCGAACAGGCACATAACATCCTTAAGGGAAGATGTAATATAAAGGAGCTCACCCTTATCAGGAAGTTGATTGTAGCCTTGTATAATTTTTTTATTAGTGTTGCTAAACCACTTAAGATCTGTTTCATAAGGCGCATAAATTTTAAATTTGTTACCGAACCTAAAGGCATAAGTTATTGTTTTACAAGAGAATCTGCTCTCGTTAATCCAATAGTAGTCTATGGGCTCAACTGCAAAGGTAGTTAAAATTTCCTTAGTTAGTCCAAATTTCTTCCAAAATGTTGCATCTTTAGTGTACCACGGCCTCCGTTTCTTCTTGATTACAGTGACTTTCTTGTCAATCTCTTGTTTACCATATAGTTTAGGAGTCTTGGTTTGCATTACACCATTCGTACTTGCCAGTCTAAGATTAAAATCAGTGCTAATTCTAATTAAAGCTTCAGTAAATGTAACACCATACTTAAATTGAACATACCCAAAACAATTAAATGTATGGTCTGGGTATCCAAAATCTTTGTATAGTAAATTACCATTATAGTTAACAATAGAAGCTGAAGGTCTTTTATCTTCTCTCAGCTCACTGCAAAACTTTTTATTAAGCTCTATAAATCTAGGACAATAAAATTTAAATATATCAAACTCTGTTATTTTTTCTAATATTACATCTGTGTGTAATATATCATTACTTGGTCTTGATGTTATCATAATAAATGTGTGTAAAAATAAAAGCACATCCACCGGTTCCTCACGTTAGACTGAAGGAACATTTTTGTTTTCCAAAAAACTCTTTTACTTCGTCTACTCTGGCCAGGGCTGATACAAGTAAATACTTAAGCTTATTAACAGGTACTGCAGATACCGTATTTACTCAGGATGTGTTTTTATTATAATAAGTAAAGGACGAGTAAGCACCCTTTACTGTAAACTAAATTTATTAGCTGGTTTATTATGTCCTTGCGGGCCAGCCAATAACTCCTTCTTACTAAGGCTTACTATTATCCCGCTAGTTTGAAAATGGTAATTCTTCAGTATTATTACTATCTACTCCCCACTCTTCATTTTCGTCAGAATCTGGAGTAACTACTGCTAATACTGGTTTGAATTCACCCCACTGAAGATCTGTATTGAACTCAGCGTTAAATGCACCATACTCGTCATTTAATGCTTTTACAAATAAATCATCTCTTTGTGGCTTAACTCTACCAAACACTCTAGTATAGACTTGTTGATATTTACCATCTTTAACACCAATTAATAATCTAACTTTGTTATCTTTCAAAGCAGTAACTAATTGTTTTAGCTCTGTGACATCACCTGTTACTATCTTATCAATAGTATCAAAGTATACATTGTCGCCAGGAGCAACATTAGCCCATGCTTTAACAAAGTTAATTAATGTTTCTTCGCCAGTAAATGCTTTTCTAGATGTTTCAGGCTTTTGCCACCAGTCATAGCTAGGAGTATTCTCACTCCATGTACCTTGACCTGTAGCATTTAACCATTGAAACTTGCCAGTCTTGCTAGTTCTGTGCTTATTCTGCATTAAAATTTCTAATCTAGTTGTTAAATCTTCATTTTTAACCCAGAATACTAATTTAAAATAATCCTCACCATTTAATTCTAAATGATAGTTAGGTTCTTGCTTAACTTTTATATCCATTTTATGCAATTCATCCATTGTAGGATTAACTGCCATGATATTAAAGTTACTTAAACCAGAGTAGCTTTTAATGCTGCTCATTACCTCTTCGTTTGAATTGTTGCTGTTTATAGCCATTTTATATAAATTTTTTAATATTAATAATCTTGTTCATTGTACGTATCTGCTCTATCTTCTAAATCAATAGTTTCTCTAATTACAGACTCATGCTCTATTTCAGAGACCTGCTCAGATGTTCCAAACTCTTGAATCTGATCTTGAGCATCCATCATTTGTCTGCCTTTCATCTCTTCATCAATAGCTTCTATTAAATCTACCTGTCCAGGTAATACATCTGGATTAGTATCATCTATAAAGTTAAAAGATAATTTCTTAACTCGTTTAGCTTTTTTACCTTTTAATGATGGGTGATCAAACATTTGTTTAACTTCCCATGCTTGTAAATCATACTTAACTTTGATACCAGTTCTATCTATACCGTTATCTAGATCTTCTAAGATCATTGAGACAGTAATAGTAGCAGGAGTTGTACCTTGCTCCTGTTGCGGATTGTTTCTCATTTCAACCATTTCTAATAATTTTAAGTGTTAATCAATAAATATTTGTTTCCAATCAAGAGTCATATCTTGTCCCTTGAGGTGATCACAACGTGACCCTGCGACTATATCTCCTTGAGAATTAAATGATATTTTAGTCTCATTATCTTCTCTATAGATATAACCTATTGCGTCAGCATTAGCACATGTTATTTGTTTAATCTTACCCGTTAAGTCAAGATCTTTAGAAGAGACTTCTTTCCCTTTCTTATCAATCATCTTGTCTTTTAGGTGACCAACCAATATAATGTGATCTGCTAACATGTTTAACCTGTCTATCCATTTCTTAAATGCCATTCTAAGATATAGATAGCCAGCGCCGTTAGGTAATGATAGCACTGAAGTACCTTTATTATCTTTATCAAAGTTTTTACCCATAGGTGTATTTTGATAAATCTTTTTACCTTCATGCTCGCACCACTCTTCAAGCTTTGTAACTGTATCTACAGCTACATACTTGTACGGTTTCTTGTTTTGCATAATTGCTTTACCGACCTCTGCTAGCTGTCCTAGATTAGTAGCTTTTACTTTTAAAGCTTCAACCATATCAGAACCCTCTTCGAGATCTATAATTAAACAGCCTTCTAATTTACTTAATGCTGTTGTTTTGCCTATCTTAGGCGGGCCATAAATGACCATGTTTTTGGGAGACTTACGTAAAGCCTTCACTTTAGTTTTTGGTAATTCCATTTGTTATCTTTCTTTTATTGTAAATGTTGACATTTCCGCTTCATAGGGAATCATTCCTAATAACCCATCACGGTTTTTTTCTACATGACATGCTAATAATCCTACAGGATCTTCGTCACAATATGTTTTAGTAATCCCATATATATCATAAGGTCTATTTAATATCATAACTACATGTGCGTCTTGACCAATACTATCACCACCAAACAAATCTGTCAAGAGAGGCTGATATTGGTTTTTAGCTCTGTGTTCTTGTTCAATGTTTCTGTTTAACTGAGATAGTAATACATTAATAACATCCATTCTAGCTTGCATCCACATACAGCCCTTAGAAATTTCATTTAATTTCTGTAGCTCTGTGTGCTCACTAGACCCTCTAATTAATCTAGAGTGATCAAATATATTTATAACTGTAGCTTTAGGCCTATTTAAAAATACATTCTCATTTGTTTGTTTAATATATTCCATTGTTCTAGGAATACTGTTAAAATATATAGGATATTTTCTAAATTTATCAACACGTTTGGCATAACTTTTGAAGTCTTCTTCATTAAGCCTTGCCTCAACTGATAGTAATTCTAATATCTCTTTCTTAACTTCTTTTGATGCACTACGCATAATCTGCTGATAACCAGGCATCTCGAAACTCCAATACAATGTTATTATTTCTTTACCTTGATTTTGATCTAGTACATCAAATACTAGCTGGTTACTAAATGCAGATTTACCAACACCTGGTCTACCAGCTATTACATACATCTTACCTCTTTGTAATCCACCCAATAAATTTTTATTAAGTCTTGGCCATTTTGTAGGATACACATCTCTGTTCCCATGCATAGCTGACTTTACAATAGATATAGATTTATCTACTGCACTGTTAATAGGTTGAAAACCTCTCTCTCTTAAGAAATCAAAGTTTCCTTGTGATACGTCTGTCATCTTTAGTGTCATTAATGTTAATATCTTCATACTTTTCCCAAGTACAATTGTTTATCCATGTTTCAAAGTTCTGCATATAACCTAAATTATGTTGCTCACTTTCTAATTGTGTTTTTAAACACCGCATAATAAATTTATGCATGTGTGGCTTACCAGAAACAATCTTTTTGTATTTGTTTCTTGCTTTCTTATTGCTTGCAGCTTTAGGGTTCTGAGCTCTTAGAACTCTAACACCCCTAGCAGACTCTACCTTAAATGGGTATGCATCTACAAGCTCAGTAAACATAGAATCAAAATCAGTTACAAATAAGTCCCTAAACTTTTGCTGTACAACATGTTTAGTTTCGTCATCTTTATCTAGTACAACCCACCCATCTACTTCTAATCTAGGTGATACACGTAAAGGGATTTTCTCTAAGTAAGAAAATCCCTTTCTATGTAATATGTACAGATAGACAAAATCATCAGGAGTTAAATGCGCATCTTCTAATAAAGCCAAATCGATTTGTATTGTCATTTTATGTCTGTTAAGTTATCAATCCAGTTCACGTTAGTTAAATCTTTAACTGACGACTTTAACCACTTTTCTTCTTGAGTATCTTTTATATATAAGACAACTATAGTTCCAGTTTTATCTTCTTGGAACCTTAGCAACCTACCGACTCGTTGAATCATAGTCAAAGATTTACTTGTTAATCCACATATAATACCCATATCTGCATCAGGCACATCAAAACCTTGATTTAATGCTTTTGTAGAACATAATACTTTTACTTTATTAGTTCTAAAAGACAATAATGCAAGATCTTTTTGTTTCTTAGTTCTTTTAGAGTGATAAGCCATAGCTAAGTCGCCCAATGAATCTGCTATTCTATCAGTAAATTCATTAGCGCCTGCAAAGGTAAGAATTTTACTAGTTAATTTAGAAAAAACTATCTTTTTAATAGTATCTATTTTATTAACTGCAAAATCAACAACAGCTTTACGTTGTCTTATAGCTTTATAAAACAATACAGCCCATTGCTTTTCATGCCCACCAACATTACTGCTAGCAAGTATTCTCTTAGCCTCATTAAAAGCATCAAATTGTCCCAACTTATATTTATAGTGAACAAACATTTGATTTGCTTTTTTATATTCTGCTTTTTCTTCCTCTGTTAACTCTACAGATATACAATATATATTATATGGTGCAATTAATCCTAGCTCCACACATTTATCAAGACTTATATGATACACTTCAGGCGCTAACATATGTAACTTAACCTTATACTCTGGATCCTCTGGTTGAGTAGCCGTCATACAAAGTAATTTATCATATGTATTTAACTTAAAGAACTTAATATATTCTTTACTTAAACCTAAATGTATCTCATCTGCAACTACAATACCATAATGTTGTTCTCGTAATTTACGAGCAGACTGGTAGCATAAAATATCTACTCTGTCAAGAACATCTTCATAACCCCATTTATGGAACTCTTCTTTAAATTGATCTTGTAGTTGTGTTGTGGGAACTAATACTATACCTCTCTGTGTTTCATTTAATCTTAATATTTTACCTACTGCTAATACACCTACACGAGATTTACCAAAACCTGTGCCTGCAATTACAGAACCGCGGTATCCAGCTATAGCCCATGCATTTAATGCATGTCTTTGTTCTTGGTCTTTTATTTTAATACATTTACTCATTGTTTTTTCCATCTTTTATTTTTTAATCATTAAAAAATGCTATAGAACATGCACGACTACAAAAATCATAGTCTGAATCTTCACCGCAAAATTTACATTTAATTTTATCAACCTGGTCTTGCCAAGGTTCTCTATCCCATTCGTTCATATTGTTTTACTTTTGTTTCTAATAATTCTATTCTAGCTAGCATATTATTTACACAAGTGTGTATGTCATACTCAACATACTCATTAGCATTTACTATCTTTTCTGCTCTATCATACATATGCTTATAGTCAGGATATATTTTGTATAATACATCATGTGCTTTTTGATGATGTCTTATACTTGCATGATCCTTTCCAAAATAAGCACCAACATGTATTGCAGGAAGACCTAACTTTTCATCCAACAGCACATAGCAGACGCGTCTAGCATCTACTATATGTCGTTGTCTTTTTTTACCTAAAAGTGTTGCCATACCTATACCCAAGGCTTTGGATACAAGGTCAATAATATGCATAGTCTCTTTATGTCTAGGACTAGCCTCGTTTATTTCGTATTTCATAACTAATTTATTTTGCCCAAACTAAAGAGATATTTGTGTCAGCTTTCAATAGTTTATTCTTGACTATTTGATTAGCAGCACTCTCCATTAGTTCAGTCATTTTTACTTTCCATTCTTCTGCATAGTTCTTGTGGCATATAGTATCAATCTGATCGTGCACAGTCATTACCATTTTAACAGGGACTTCATTCTCTTTTATATATTGATGAATGAATATCAATGCTAATTTAGTCATGTCTGCACTTGCACCTTGAATAGGAGTATTTTTACTTGCACGTTCAATACTGCCCAATTCCATCTTAGAACTTTCATTGTCCCAGATTTTAGGATACCAATTACTAAACCATCTTTTCCTACTAAAAGGTGGAAATGTTTTAATATAGCCGTATCTCTTACCAAAGCTACCGAGCTTCTCCAAAAACCCCCCGATTTTTGGAAATGCATCAAAGTACTTTTTGATAAGAGATTCAGCTTCTTGTTTAGTAATCTGTAAAGTATCAGATAACTTGTGTGGGCCCATACCGTATGCTAATCCAAAATTAATTGTCTTAACATGAGTACGCAAGGTATTATGCTTTGTACAACTGCACTTTGACTTATTCACAAAATAAGCACAGCTATCCTCCGCACCTTCAGCCCACTTTTTACTATACACAAGTTCAGCACACACACTATGTAAGTCTTGCCCATTTTTTAGAGCTTGTATCCATACAGGATCCTTAGAGCCATATGCTATTACATTTAACTCTTGACTTGCATAATCTGAACTAACAAATACCCAATCTTCAGGTGCCGTAAAGCAATTCCTAAATTTATTATCTGCAGGTATTTGTTGCATATTTGGATTACTAGAGCTCACTCGCCCAGTATCCAAAATTTGGTGAAAATTAGTATGAATCTTTCCATCAGATTTCAAATATTTAAAAAACTTTTCACCGTATGATGTACATAATTTCATGTACTCTTTATACTTTATATATATTTTAACTAAAGTATAACTATTTTTATATTTATATAATTCTTTACCATTTACATTGTCTAGTTTAGGAATTAATGTTTTTAATACTTCTAGCACTTGCTTAGGTGAGTCCCAGTTTACACCAACTCTTCGTAGCTCTGTTCTATCAGTAAACAAATCACCTTGTATATATTTTAATACAAACCTTTGTAATTGTGGATGCTCTATTACTATATCATCTAATGATTTAGCAATATCTTCAGCACGAGTACAAAACTCATGACTTAAACCTTTCCATTTTTCTGTATCAATATCTAGCCCGTTGTATTCTATATCAGAAAATGCTAATACAGCATTGTTTTCTAGATCTACAACATTTTGTAATTCCTTTTCTTTTATTTGTGGTAACTGTAATAATTTAATATTAATTAAATACTCTACATCTTTAGCACCATATCTTAATTGTGTATCATTAAATGGTTGGCCTTGCAAGTTAACAAACTTGTTCCTTGGCTCTTTATCCATTTCCTCATCAAAATACTTTTTAACTAAATGTTGTAGACCATATCTTACATCTGATTTACCACAATGTAATAGTCTTTCTACTAAAAATGTATCATAAACATTAGATAGCTCTATATTAGCCCATTTCTTAATAAATTTATAATCAAACTTAGCATTATGTAATATTTTTATTATGTCTTTACTTTCTAGTATGTCTCTCAGCGGTTCAATGGATGAAGTTCTAGTATCAATTATAAACTGATGTGTTCCGTCACCTATTTGAAACATCACCATTTTTTTAGAAGTGAAATCCATTCCTTCTGTTTCTGTGTCTACACCTAATACTTTTGCTTTAGAGCAATAGCTTACTACAAAATCCATTGTGCAATTTACACAACAAGACATGTCTGCAGACAAACCCAAATTTCCGTGATAATATATCATTACTCAAATTTTTTTATTAATTCTATAGCATCATTATCTGTTTTATTGCTTCTAAAACTTGATACTAACTCAATAACGTTATTAGCATATTCTATACTATACTTTGAACCTCTGTGTATATATGTTTGTTTACCTTCGTTTAATGCTTTTTCATATGCTGGTACAAATTCGTTGTCAAACGATCCATCTTGAATCATCTGACTAATATTTTTCATATGTCCCATTACTCTCAATTTAAACATTAGTAGAAAAAATAAGGAGGAACTTTTGGTTCCCCCTTATCACACACATTTATCTTGGTTTCTAAAATAATTAGTTAGGCTGTGTTAACAATCCAAGACAAATATAAACAAAATTATTATAATACACAAGCATTATAAAGAATTTATTTATAAGCCCATATCATCTAATTCTGTCTGTAATTCAGCAACTTTAACTCCTTGATTAGCAGTTACTTGTGTACGAGTAGTATCAGATTCTAGCATAGTGTGTTTAACTTCTCCGCCTTTTTGTAGCAAAATAACTTGAGTTCTAGAGAATATATAATCACCATTATGTGTTATAAAATCACCATTCTTGCCTGCTCTTTTAGCAGCTTTCTCTACATTATCAGCTTCCCATTCTGTTGGTTCAGTAGATTCGACAACTTGAACTCTAAAGTACATATTGTTACCATTTAGTTCAATAGATGGATTTAATATATTTAGATCCATCACTTCGCCTTTCTCTGATTGATACCAAGCTGTATTGGCAGCAGAAAAGTCAATTCCTAATTGTTCAGTAGCATCAGACGGTTCTGCAGTTATCCAAGAACGTCTAGCACCACTGCTAAATCTACTATCACTTGCATTTAATATAGTTAATGCATTGATTGGTCTGTCTTTAGATGCTATTTGTTCTGCAAATTCTAATTGAACTTTTTCTCCGTTAGATACTTTTCTTGCAGACACTAGTAATGTCTGTCCTGGTTGTAGGGCCTCTATTGTGCCACTATTAAGATTATTTTTCATAATATTCTTGTTTATAAATTTAAATTAATGTTTTAAAATCACTCTTATTTGGAATTAAATGCACATTTTTATCCTTGACTTTACTAAATGGCTCTGCTATTGGCCTATTTTCTGTAAATATATCTTGGTTTTGTGCTATCCAAGGGCAGATTTCGTTTTCCCTTGTAATACAAGAAGTACATTCCTGTATAAATTTTAGTGCTATTAATTGATCAGCTATTAAAATACTGTCAACTTCACATAATTCTGTAATTGGTGCAGTGTGACTACCAAATAGATCACACTCAAATATAATTTTATACATATCTAGGTTTTTTAAGTTAGTGTTTGTTTATTTATTTATTACCATATTTCAAAGCCTCCGCAATGTCTTAAGAACTCTATAAACTCTCTTAGATGTTCTACTTGTGTTACATGTGCTGGCCATACATCTTTACTTTTATCTCCTGTTGCTAATTTAACTGGCATATCAGTTAACATTTTACCATAAGGATATTTTTTATTTAATACTTCTGTATCTTCTTCACTTACAATTATAGACCCATCTCTATAATTCCAATATCCAAATGCAAATCCAAACTGTGTTACTCCGTCTTCCTCCATACCATCAGCTAATAATTCTAAAGCATGAGCTAAGTCAGTACATTCTACTTGTGTTTTTAATCCTGCACCACTATTATGACTCATACCCTCTATTGTATCATCATCTATTCCTAAGTTCAATGATTCGTTAGCTTGTATGATTGCAAGGTGTATTGGTCTCCACGACCATATATTTGCTCTGAAATATATTCCAGGATTCTCTTTTTCATAATCACTTTTTAACTCCCAATAAAATGATTGTGCTTTTTCTGATAGTTCGTCCCAATTACTTGGGAATACAGGCTCAGTACCTGTAGTCTTTGGGTTTATACCCGATATATCCATTCCCATAACTATTTATTTTTAAAAAGATTAAACTTATTTGATTTTTTTAATTTCTTGATTCTTATTTGTAATAAAATATTATCTGTAAATAATGCTATTATTATTAATGGCATAATAAAACAAAATATTATAACATTTGCTTCTTGATATGTTATACCAAATACATCAGATATCATTATTAATATGTCTACGCAAGCATAAAACAAATCGTTTATCCATAATTTAAGTTTTTCCATGTCTATTTATTTATATATATATTGACTAATTCCGTTAACTATTCTTAAATAATCAAGCTCTTTACTATGATCTTGAAATATATCAGGTGTTTCTTTTAATAACTCTTCCATATTTATTTATTTAGTTTGGTGAATAATTCATTTTGCTGTTTCGTGAACTCTCTATCTATTGCTGATTGTATGTCAATATCTTGATCTACAACACTTCTTCTAAATTCATACTCATCAGCTTCCTTTCCTACTAAATTTTCTCCATTATCTGCGATTGTGTATTTTTCTTTATCTTCTGACATAACTATTTATTTAATTTGGTGAATAATTTATTTTTAAGTTCAAATACTTGTGCTGTTGTTTTATTTACAATTGTATTTCCCTCGTTTGTTTCTTCTGCAAGTGAGTTATTTCTTAAATAAAACTCACAAATGTGGTGTAGTAATTCAGTTTTTTTCATGATTGATTAATTAAATATATTAGTACTCGTGAAAGGTTGTCACCCTTTATATAGATTACCCCCCAGTAGCTATTGCGACAGTTGCCACACGAGTTAGAATGAACTACATTACCAAAGAAACGGTAATCGTGAACACAAAGTATAAACCAATTAATAAAAGGTTAATATAATTGATTACAACTTTGGTAATGTAGTTGTGAATGGACAGTTTTACGCTGAATGTCCAGCAGCTTAGAGACAGTTTATAGTGATTGCTCGGCACTCATGTGAGAGGAAAAGGCCAGGTTGCTACACATCATATAGATGCTGAATTTACACTGGCCTAATCCATGTTAATATTATGTGTCACCTTAGCTAGGCTTCGGATCCATAGACTGACACTTTATCTATTGGTCGATAAATGATGCTATCTTATAATATTAGTAACTGTTTAATATATTAGGGCAAGAAAACCTATTAACTTGCCCTAATATTATGTAACAATATGAGAGTATATTTATTTATCATAAAGTCTAATCTCCTTAAATAACATCGTAAAACAATAATATCCAAAGCAAATGCCTATTTGACTGCAGATAATTTGTCCAAACACAAACGGATGATTAATGAGATTAATTATTGCTACATATAATCCACCAAATAGTAGTAGCATCATAGCTATTACTAAGAGTGTAAAATGTATTATCTTCTTTATATTCTTTGGTATGTTAGTTATAGTATTTTTCATATTAATTTACTCTAAGTGTTATATATTATAATGAATTAAATCTTGTTATTGCTCGCTCACACACAAAATGTGCACATGAATGCCAAGTGTGCTCGCTCGCAATATAATTAAAGTTTAAAAAAAGGGGACAGAGTCCCCCTTTTACTATTAAAGAAATTCTATGTTATAGAATTTCGTACCTTCTTCGTCAGAAGATGGTGTTGTAAAGCAGACAGGAACTTGTTTCCCGATGCTTTTAAGAAAAGGTTTAAGAGCTTCAGCTCGTTGAACCTTATTCATAAGGGCCCAACCCTTAATTTTAAAGTAGCTAACTTTGTTAGCTGCTTTACCTGAGGCATTGATTACGTCAATGCCTAGAACCTTACCTGTTTTAAGGTTCTGTACTTGATCTGCTAATGAGATGACACCTGTCATCTCCTTTACATTAGTAATGAAAGCATGAGCTTTCATTTCTTTTGAAACTTTAGTTTTGTTTGCCATAATTTATTTTTTAAATGTACCGTGGGTACCTGTTAACACAATAAATTGGTGGGGTGTTATAATGAATACCCCCACGCTCTCACTAATCTTCCACTAAAAAAATTTTTTACCTAAAATTTTTTTTACCTTAACATTTATTTAACATTAGGTTTGTATATTGCAAGATCATGAAGATAGAAATTTCAAATTATTTATACATTTTTATTATAATACTTGCATTTGTTGTAGGAATTATGTAATATTGCATTGGAATCTTAGATCACCCTAGAGGGCCAGAAGGTAGTTATAGGGTCAGAAGTTGGGTTTACGTGCTACCTGTAGTTACGGTTGTCCCCAATAATTCCGCAAATTGCTTTGATAT